GTTGAGATTTGCCAGTGCTTTTGGTATAAATTATCTCTCTTGTTCATACAAGGGTTTGAAGCTCGGGTCTACCGTAAGGGGATAAATTGTAACTTCCGAGAAAAGCACAACGCGCTACAGAATGAGTATCGTACCCCATATGTCTGATAGGGTGGATGAAGATCCTATAATAATTTTATCCAAGTGGGCCCAGAAATGGTTGAAATTTGGATGGAATATTATTGTGGAGGGCACGCCCACCGAACAGATAGCCAAGAAGCTTTTAAAAGAGTTGGATGCCAACGTGGATGAACCGCATATGTACGTTGAGGACCACATTGATGAACGATCCAGACTTATGGTCAGGAAGCGTAAAATTGTGGAAAAATCAGTCTCTGTTGAGACATCATCTGAGTTTTCGAAAGGGAATGGAACTGAAACCAAGATTGTTGACAGTCTTGAGGATGGGGAGGATGTTGTAAGAACCGTGTTGTCACGAAAAGTGATTCAACGATTGGTACGGAAGCAGAGGTCAAATTTTGCTGCTGCCGTGTCCAAGAAGGCCTACAACAAGTTTGGGGAAAGGCCGATGACCCCAGCTAACATTCTGGTTACACGCAAATGGTTACAAAAATACTTGGAAGACCAATTCAAGGATTTGCGTACGTGCGATAAGAATATTGCGATTGATAGGGCTTTGTTTCTCTCTTTTGTGCCAACTAAGGATTTTCTCAAGATGCGAGTTTTGATGGAGACCCAAGCAGCTGGTGAACGAATGAGGGAAACGAACTTCGTAGGGAAGATCTTCCAGCTTCGGCGGGGAGAAGCTCCCCTATAGGGGTGCCCAATAGCTTTATCTGGTAGGGGCTGCGGTAAAAGTAGCGTCACACTTTCCCCTACCGTTTTGCAGATAGACGCGGCTGTTGGGTGTCCTAAACATCGTAATTTTGTACGTGTGTCCCTAGTCTCACCAGACTTGGAGATTGTGCCATTTGATCATAGGTTGACTACTCTTGAAAGGGCGGTGAAGGAGAGAGTGATGGTCGTTAAGGATGCTTCCAGTGTTACTGGATTTGCGGCCCCTCCCAAACCCGCTGATGGATTCTTTTGCGCGAAACTTGGTGAGTTTCGCGCCGCTTTGGATCAGTTTCTGCCTAAGACCGCCCCGTTTACCCACAAGCAGTTTGTGGATACATACAAGGGCCGCAAGAAGGAAACTTATGTTAAGGCGTTAGCAGAGCTTAATGAGGGTTATGGCGATGCTAAGAAAGACTCCGCAGTGCATGTTTTTATCAAGAATGAGAAGACTGATCGCACTACAAAAAGTGACCCAGTTCCTCGTGTTATTTCTCCTAGGCAGCCAAGGTATAACCTTATGGTTGGGAGATATATCAAGAGGATCGAGCATAAGATTTTCAAATCTATAGGGAAACTCTTTGAACATCCCACGGTTATAAAAGGATATGACATACATGATTCTGCCCGATTGTTGAGAGAGAAATGGGACAAATTTGATGATCCCGTTGCTGTTGGCATTGATGCTAGCAGGTTTGATCAACATGTTTCGCAAGACGCTCTTAAGTTTGAGCATGAGATTTACACCGCCTGCTTTCCCAGCAAACGTGACAAGTTTAAACTTGACAAGTTGTTGGGATTTCAATTGCAGAATAGGTGTACAGGTTACACCCCTGATGGCCAAATAAAGTACACTACCGATGGTACCCGCATGAGTGGGGATATGAATACCTCTTTGGGTAATTGTGTTCTTATGTGTGGGATGATCTGGCAGTATCTATTGGACAGGGGCGTGAAAGGCCAGCTTGCGAATAATGGCGATGATTGTGTGGTATTTATGGAAAGGAAGGACTTGGCTAGGTTTGAGACGGGGCTTGATGGCTGGTTTCGTGACATGGGTTTCAACATGGTGGTTGAAGCCCCTGTCTATGAATTTGGGCACATCGAGTTTTGTCAAACTAAACCTGTGTTTGATGGGCAAACTTGGGTCATGTGTCGTAATCCCTCCATTGCTATAGCGAAAGATTCTGTGATGCTCAGCGCTTATCAGAGCGCTGGGAAGTTCATGGGGTGGTTGGACGCTGTTGGCACTGGTGGGTTGGCAATGACTGGAGGGTTGCCTGTTTTCCAATCATTTTATGGGATGTATGTGCGGTCGGGTCTCAAACGCGCAGTGCCTGATAATCTCCTCAGTTGGAATATGGCCCAGCATTTGAAACACGGCGTTTGCCGGAAAGTTGGGTCAATTACTCCTGAGGCGAGATCTAGTTTCTATGATTCATTTGGGTATACACCCGATGAACAGATGGAATTAGAAAGGTACTATGACGATATGTTTGTTCGTCCAACCCTGGGGCTTGTCTATGAACCCAGGGGCGTGTTTGAGAACCTATGATCGCGTAGTGGGGTCGCACAGTTAAGGAACCAAAGACAATTTGATGTGCTAATATAAATGCCAAGAGGCTGCACGGTTCCCCGCTTAGGTCTGTGCGATGAACAGTCCCGTTGTGTTGCGGGATCCCATACTAACACTTATGAACGGAGACGCTGAGAATTATCGTGATTTCACTAGAGCCAGAATACAGAACGCCAAAGAATTTCGCGCTACAGCAGACGCGACAGCATATTTGAATAATTCAAGAGCAACAGCTAGGAAATTCTACCCAGAGATTGTAGAGCCTTCTACTTTACAAAGGATACATAGTCCAGCATCGCAAAATCCAGGACAAATTTTCCCTTCCGCGACTGAACAAGGGTTTGACGGTTTGGGTGGTGTAGCTGGTATTTTAGGTGCTGCGTCAACGGTAGCCCCCATATTAGCCCCTGTTGCAGCTGCTGCAGGTGTTGGTTACGGTGTTTACAAGTTAGGACATACCTTTGATCTTTGGTGATGGTGAAACCAAGTAAGAAAGGCACAAATGTTAAGAGGAAGGTCCAGGTTAGGGCTCGGGCCTCGCGTGTGCGCCCACGGGGTAATGCAACTCCGATTTTTGGACCAGTTACCACTATCGATACCGCTCCGGTTTCGATTGGTAATTCTTTTCAAGGCGCTGCGCCGATTATCACGCCTATACCTGGTGGTCAACGTATTCGGGGGAGAGATTTCCTGATTAATGTCGATCCCACAGGTGTGGCTGTGACTGGATGGACGCTAGTAGCTGGTGCTCCAATTACACCAGTTTGTATGGTGTCTAGTGGAGTTAAAAGCCTAATGCAAATGTATGGCAAGTATTGCGTCAATGGAGTGGCATTTCATTATATAACATCATGCACTACAGGCGACGCTGGTAGTGTTATGATGTATATTGGTAAAGATCGTGGAGGACCAGGGCTTAACACAGCGAATGCTAATTTCATGCCGGTGGTTTTGAGTGATGGTAATACTGTTATTTCACCCGTTTGGAAGAATTGCTCTGCTGTGTATCACCCTCCCCCCTTGTATTTGCCATCCGACACATTTAATTCTGATGGCCTCCATGAACAGGCACCTGGTGAAATTTTTGTTTATACTAAATTAGCCAGTGTTAATATACCGGGATACCTGCTTGTTGATTACGATTTGTCGTTTGTCAACATGCAGGTTAATTTGAAATCTTTGTCGTTGCCTGTTGCCCGTATGAAATATACACAAGTCCGGTTTTACGATGCCGCTGTTGTCAATGCCCAGGTGGCCATGTATTCCTGGGATGTTGTTGGACAGTTTTTGTTGGATGGCACCACAAATACTGTTGCCCCAACTGGTTCTGAACTTGGGGACATCTACAAGATCATTATCAACGTTGATGATGGTTATGTTGGTGCTGCAACACTACCGTTGTCTTGGCAATACAATGCTCCTATTTCAGGTGGCGCGTCTTTGATTCCCGCTACATCGTATACGGATGGCGCAACTGTGTTTGGGGTTTTCACTGTTGGTGGTGCCGTCGCATTCTACCCCAATTACTATTGCGCCAGTGTTCTTGCCAACCCTTTGATAGCCACAGCTCCGGCTGCGGGGGCTCCTCATGGATTTGTTGCTTACGTCTCGCTGGTTGGTTCTGTAGGTAACCAACTTACACAGTCTAACTATTAGTTCTAATTAGACCCGGTGCGGGGTCTTTAAACATGTGCACAGGGAGCTGGAAACCCTTAGCGTTGGAGCACATACGATCCAAAACCAGATAGTACAAATAAATTAGTAGTTTTCTTCTTAGTACAACTCTCTCGTGGTGCTGTGGCCGATGCGTAGGGCTTCGGTGATGGTACGGCGGTCACAGATGGGACGCCACGAGGGGGAGTGGAAAGGAAACTGTTCGTTTAAATGCCTTCTATGGCTAAAT